CGCATGATGTCGGAGATCCCCATGATCTGGTAGATGTCCTCGATCACCTGCTTGCGCAGCAGCACCAGCGCCTGGATCGTGGTCGCGATCATGTCGATCGGCATCCATATGATGACATCCTTGGTGCCGCCAAAGGCGGCCCAGTTCGAGATCGGGACGAGGACGCGTCCCGGCGTCTTGATCGAGATCGCGGCCTGCACCGCGTCGGCGATCTCGGCGCCGCCACTGGGATAGAACCCCTTGGCCTCCAGCGCATCGCTGAGCGCATGGATGCGCCCGGTCAGCAGGTTGAGCTCCTCGAGCTGGTCTCGGTATTGCAGCACATCGGGCACCGGCACCAGCGAGCCGCGCTGCACGGTACCGTAGGCTGGCTTTGGGCAGGGGAAGAAGGCGCGCAGATCGAGGTGAGGGTCGTCCTCGTCAAGAATAAGCTCGCAACCTTGCGCGACCCACACCACACGCCGACTGCCCTTGTCCCAGATCTCCCAGAACTTGGCGCGCTCGCGGCGGTCGGCGCCGCCGATCTCCTTGGCATCGCGGTCCACCTTGTACTCGGCGTTCTGGTACTCGGTCTTGCTGGTGCGGTAGAAGCGCTTGCGCGCCTCGGCGCGGGTCAGATAGCTGGCGGCGGCGACCCAGGTGACTTCCCTCCAGTTGCGCGAGACGCTGTGCAGGAAGTCGCGGCGGTTCTTGAAGTCGATGCAGACCTTCTCGTGGTTGTAGTAGCTGCCGCCCTTGCCGCTCTCGTAGCGGCACCAGGCGACGCCGCGGTCGATCAGCGCGAGGTCGTCGCGCACCAGCTTCATCAGCTCGTCGATCTCGGCGAGGTCGAACGACACCACGGCGCAGCGCTCGGCCAGCTCGCTGGCGGCTTGATAGACTGGCCTTCGGTCCTTGAACTTGGGCGTGACGACGGGCTGCGGCGGCTTGGCGTAGATGCTGGGCTTGATGACTTCCGCGTTGCTCCAGAACATCTGGAACTCCTTGTCGCGGTGCATATCGGCTAACCTCATGAGGTTAGCGTATTGCTTGTCAATGTTGTCGCAGCGACTATGCCAGTCCTCGAACGCGTCCTCGCTCTCTTGCAGCAGGTTCAGCCAGGCCTTGGCGCTCCTGGGCTCGATCGTCGGGTCGAACTCGAGATCATCATGGCGCAGGTCTTCCTCGACCGGCGGCGGCTTCGGTTCCTCGTCAGGAATGAGTTTTTGCCGCCTGGCCATCGCGCTCTTGCTCTCGCTTAGTTGCCAACATGCCGATGACGTCGCTACGCAAGGCCCGATAGGCGATCTCGGTGCCGGCCAGCGCCTCAGCGTCACCCTTGGTGGACAGCACAATCAGCGACGCCATCGCGCTGGCCAGGGCGCCGAACACCACATGCGGCGGGGCGTGCGGGTGCTCGGCCGCGACCAGCTTGATGATGTCATGGGCGATGTCGTGTTGGCTGAGCGTGTCCTTGAACCGGGCCTCGGCCTTGGCCTGCGCGCGGAGATCCTCGCCGTTCATGGCTTGTACTCCCACTGGTAAGAACATACCGGGCAGGTCAGCATCAGCTTGTGTTTGTCACGGTGCACAGACCTGGCATCGATGCTGCCGCATTTCGGGCAGGGTCGCGGGATGGCATCTGGAAGGCCTCCCCAACGCGCAGCGGAGGCCGCTGGTGCGGTTTGAGGCGGCTCGGCATCTAGGATAGCCATCAGCTCGCCGGGCGGCTCCGGCGCCTCCAGAGCGTCCGCAGCCTCGTTCAGCAGCGTGGCGGCGTCGCGCAGCAGCAGCAACGGCGGTTCGAGGGTGTCGGCCAGGACGGCGGCGCAGGTGCGCATGCGGTAGACGAGCTCCCTATCACTCATAGCCTGATCCCGCGGCGGGGCGTGTCAGGCGGCGGTGGGAGCGTGAAGCCGGCCGGCTGGGCACCCTTGATAACCCGTTTCGGGGTCGGTCGCCAGCCCTGGGCTAAGTATCGGAAGGCGTCGGCGTAGTGCGAGGTCCAGTCGTGCAGCGGGTTGGCGCGGAACGCTTTCTTGTCGTCGTCCCACTCGCGGTGATACTGCTCCAGCGCACCGAGGCCTTCCTCCGTGCGCGGGTGAAACACGCAAAGAGGCAAGGTTCGTCTAACGGCGTTAATCCCATCCTCCAGACCGGCGCGTGGTACCAGCCGCGGGTGCAGGCCGATCGCCTGCATGGTTTCGACCCGGGTGCGGCCGGCGCCCCACTCCAGAATTTTAGCGTCATGCGGCACATAGTCGTCCCCGTGCAGCCAGCCATGCTCCTCATGGCGGCGATAGATCTCGTCGCGGAAGTATTCCACCCCGACCCCGGAGGCGGCGAACACATCCAGGATCAAGAGCTGGCCACTGCCGTGCGGCTGAAACCACCACACGCAGGTATCATCACGGACCCCAAGATCCCAGGCCCGGTGCACCGGCTGGTCGAGATCCGGCTCGATCTCGAGCACGCGGCCCTCGTTGCGGACATCGGCGAGCTCGAGCGCCCAGAAGGCGCCGAGCACCGCGGCGGTGAACGAGCACATGTATTCCTGCTCGAACGCCGCCCGCCCGGCGTCGCGGCCGTACAGCGCGACATATTCCGCCAGGCCCTCGTCGAGCTGCGCCTGGCTCAACGCGCCGGTGTCGGTCGCGGTCAGCAGCTCGGCGAACCAGCCGGGTGTTTGCCGGGCATGGTTGAGCATGGCGAAGGCATGGTTTCTGCCGCGCGGGGTCGTAATGAATGCCGCCCAGCCGTCGTTCTCCTCGACCATCGGCCGGTGATAAGCCCAGGCGCTCGGATTGCTCTGCGCGTATTCCGAATAGGTGATGCCGATCGGGCCGCTGCCGGTGGTGGCGTCATAGCGATCGCTGCCGATCACCTGC